GGTATTCCCATGCAGAGTTGGATTAGTTTGACAGTCGTGTATAGCACATTGCTGTACTAATTTGGTATTTTCTTGTGAGTATTATACTCACTTCTTTATCCAATTATAATTATTTGATCACAATTATAATTCATATACCTTTTCTATATGATCAATCAATAATTACACATAGTTTGAAGCCAAAATAGCTGGCGTTGTCTCAGCTTAGCTTCGTATCAATTAAGATTACGCGGTCTTATTGATAGGTTTACTCTAAAACCAATTACGCGCCCATGCCGCATATAGCGGCACCTGACACGGTAATTAGTGAAATGTCTGTGTAAACCCGTGCTTGTAGATTATAACACAATCATTCAAATCAGGATGTTAGAGGTTAAAGTTAAAAGTAAAAACCCTGTTTTGCCTAGCGCAAAACGTCCAAGTGAGTCTTCGCGCACCATAAGAAGACGATTCTTGAGAGATGGCGTCTCTGAGTTTGCTACTAAAGAGCAAAGAAGGATCATTAGATCCGTATCCGAAGGTGAGGATGTGTCGCACGTTAGTGTGATAGATGACATAGAAGTATTAAATACTAAATGTCAAGATTCTCTTTTAGCGGATGATATTGAAAATTTTAAGTATTATTATGTTAAATTACAATCAGTATGCAATAAGTATGGTATAAAATTACGTAAATTTGTGAAATCTAATTTTCCACATTTTGATGAACTTAGTTATTATTCTTTGAAACAAGACTTGTATTATATTCAGTATAAATTTATTACGACGATGAAAGTCCCATTCCAACGTGCTATGGTATTTAAAAATGTTCCTTCACAAGATTATATTATAAATCTTTTTAAATCTAAATTAGAAGACATTGCTATATATATTTTGCAAGTCGTGTCTAGTACGACTTTGTCCCAATTTATTTTAGCAACTACTATCTTTTTGAAATCAATTACTGGTACTAGTATAGCTACTTTTTTCAGTGATAAGGTATCGAATGTTGATGACTTTGTTAAGTCATATTTCTTTGCTAATCAAGAAGATGATGTAATTGAGAGATTTTTGACTTCATGTAAAAGTATTCGGTCCAATTGGAACGAAATCAGTGAAAATCATATCTTTCAAAAATTTTACAAACTTGTGGCTTATTTCAGTACTACTTCGTTAGCTGTTAGCTTAGGTTTATGTGGCCAAATAGGCTATTTAATTCCTCAACGACGTAAGATTATTAAAAATTTTACGAGTATTGATATGCTGCAATCATTAGGTAGTGTCTTATTGGATTTTTTTGATGGTGCTTACCAGTACTATATTAAAGGCAACACTTTAGGCTTTATTCATACAGGTGATACGTATACCCATTGGTTACAAACTTGTATTAAGCTAAAAAATGTAGAACCTCTTGTTAAAGATCTTCCTGTTGAACAATTGTCCACTGATGAAATTAGTGTAGATAGTTATTTTCAGCAAATAGAAGAAGCTATAGAACAAGGAAATGAAATATTGACATGTTCGAGACGAGTTGGTAATAGCCGCGATGTTAGTATGATAAGTAGGTACTTGAATGATTTACAACAACTATACGTTAAACAATTGGTGCAGTATAAATTTGGTGCAACGCGAGATATGCCATTTTCTCTCTTATTATTTGGAGAACCAGGATGTGGCAAGTCACGCTTGACCCAATTATTACTTAGGTTTTATCACAATAGATACCATTCTGATATGGAATATAGTGATAAGTTAACGTATACGAGATCTAGCACGAAACATTGGGATGGTGCTCGGTCTACACATAAATATCTCATTCTTGATGATTTAGCGTGCGAAAAAGGTTTAGATGGCAAGTTACCTGAGAAAATGAACGATTTGATAAGCGTTATTAATACTGTTCCTTTTGTCACTCCCCAAGCGGAGATAGACCAAAAAGGAAAAGTCTTTGCTAATCATGAGTTTGTTGTAGGTACTACCAATGTCAAAAATCTGCATGTAATGAGATATTTTTCGACACCTGGCGCTTTGTTGCGTCGATTTCCTGTAATTGTCACGGTCAAACCTAAACCGGAGTTTATGACTCACGGTACCTTGGATATTTTAAAAGCAGGCACTAATCCGGATGTTTACAACTTAACTCTAGAGAGAGTCAAAGTTGTACCAGCTCCTGTCAAAACTGGTACTCCTGGATTTAAGCCAGATGCTTTTAATCTATCATACGAGGAAATAAAAGAAGATTTGAATATCAATGAATTCCTAGATTATGTAGGCACATTAATGGATACTCATAAAGATCAACAATTGTTATATAAACAAATATCACAAGAACCTTCTGGTTATAAACCATGTAAGGTATGTAATAAGATGGTCTGTATTTGTGATTCTGTTAATGCCGACACTGCAGAGGGAGATATTATATCCTATGCATATTGGTTTTCATTGCCTCTCTTTTTAATATGGTTTCTGACTGCTTTTGATAAATTAGCAGAGTCATTTCGTACTATAGCTTTCGGAGTTAATAAACTTTCCTCTGATTTAGCGCGTATGAAGCGAATTGGTAGAGTGGTTGAGAATTATTATTTTTCTTCTAAGATGTTTATTATCAAGCATTTTAAAGTAATTAGTATTCTATTGAGTAGTGTTGTTCTATATTCAACGATTGGGACAATAGTCAACAAGTTTACTAGTGCTCAAGGAAATAGTTTTTCTAATACCAGAAGTTTACACACTACTGAAGAAGAGACTCCTAATGTCTATGAATATAAAAAGAAGACAAGGTTGTATTCCTCTCGGAAGTGTGTTACTACTGTCACTCAGAACCAACTAATATCGACGTGTAATAAGAATACAGTTGAATTCCGTGTTAAAACGAAATCTGATTGTACTACGACTAGCAGTGATGGTGTTCATCGTTTTAAGGCTACTGGTATTTGTGGGAATATTTTTATTTTCCCACTCCATAGTAAACCTTTTGATGACTGTGAATTTGAGATAGTCTATAATGACTTTATTTCTCCTGTTTTTATATGGGATGATAAATATGTTTCTCGTGTTCAAGGTTATGATTTAGGTATAGTATGTGTTCCTGGTGCGCCTTTACGTAAAGATATACGCAAGTTTATCAACGATGATGATTTACCATTGTCTCCTGTAGAAGTTTCTTTTGGAGGCATGGTAATTAACGGACATATTAAGCATGGGCATGAATATATGATTAATGGTACGTTGGAGAAATTTGATGTTCCAGTTGTCTATTATAGAAAGTCCCAACCTGGTATGTGTGGTATTCCAATTATAGGTAGGTTTGCTAACGGTTTTGGAATTATTGGATTTCATGTAAGCGGCAGTAAATTATTTGGCCATGGATGGGCACAATGTCCCACTCTACGCGAGATAAATGAAGCTATTGATGATTTACAAGGTTTAGTATCTACTGGACGATATATTGATGGTTTCCCTGAAGCTGATATCATGTGTCACAAATATTCCGTTTCTGTTACTAAAACTCTCCATTATAAGAATATGACTAAGTTTATTGAAAATGGAAAGTTCCAGGTTATTGGTGAAATACAAGGAATACCTGGAGGTAAACCTAAATGTAGTGTGCGTCGAGCTTATTTGCATGATGAAATCAATGCTATCTTTGGAGATATCGGATATAGATGTCCTCAATTTCGCATTGGTTGGTTAAATGGTACTTATTATCATCCTTTTCAAGACAATTTGAGATTGATTGGTAGTAGTCCTTTACGAATTGTGCCATCTGAACTTGACGCAGCCATTGAAAGTTTCTTTGATAAAGTTACTGCAGGATTAAAACGAACTAAGCTATTTGATAGTTTTAAGATGTATCCTTTAAGTGACTATGAAGCTATAAATGGTATACCTGGAATACGTTTCATTGATAAGATAAAATTTACCGCTGGTGGAGGTTTCGATATGTTTGGTAAGAAGAAAATTTATGTACATGACGATGTGAGAGAAGGTTATCCTCATGGTAAAATGTATAATGATGAAGTATTATCACATATTGAAAAACTCGAAAACGAATTACGAGGTGGTCGTCTGAGTGGACCTATTTATTGTGCCCATTTAAAATCAGAACCACGCGTATGCGTTGATTTGACAAAAGAAGAGAAAGAACGATTGCCGGAAAATCCACAACCTAATGGTTCAGGAGATCCAGCAAATTCTAAAGTCAAACCACCACGAGTTTTTAGTGGAACACCAGCTGCGTGGTCACACTTAGTACGAAAATATTTTTTACCATATGTTAAAGTGCATCAAGACAATCCTTTTTTGTTTGAATGTGCTGTAGGTATAAATGCTGAGTGTGGTGATTGGGGAGAATTACTTAAATATCTGTCTGCTTTTGGTGAAGATAGAATTACTGCTTCTGATTTTAAAAAATATGATAAATATATTACAGCCACTATGACTTTGGCTGCTTATAAATTCATCATGATGGTGTGCGATTTTTTGCATTACGATGAAATTGATAAATTGGAAGTGTTAGGAACTGAAAGCTCTTTTCCTCTATTATTTTCACAACATACTCTTGTACGTCTTTTTGGCTCAAATCCTTCTGGACATCCTTTAACAGTTATTATAAATTCTATAATTAATTCGTTATATACGAGGATGGCTTGGATTAAAAATGGTTATGATATAAATGATTTTAACGATAATGTCAATTTATTGACTTATGGTGATGATAATATTATGGGTGTTTCGCCAAAAAAACGAATTCTCTTTTACAGAAGTCAAATACGGTATGAATTTAATGGGCTTAGTTGTTACTTTGCCTGATAAAAGCGTAGATGACACCTTCCGATATTTTAATATATTGGATGTTGAATTTCTGAAGAGAAAATGGAGATGGTGTGATGAGGTTAAAGCTTATGTGGCACCTATAGCAATAAAATCAATATTACGAAGTTTGTCTTGGATGAGTGAAACTGATATAACGCCTCTAGAACATCTTTATGATGTTTTGGATGCTGCTCAGAGATCACTATTTTCTCATGGACGAAGTGTATACGATGAATATATTGCTAAATTGAGAATTGCTTTGTCTCCTGACTATGCGGATATTGATTATACTCTACATTCTTTTGACTATTGGGTTACCTTTTATGAGCCTAAATATCAGTCGAAGAATATTGAGTATAAGTAAATGAGTGTGATAGATTAGTATTCTGTTTGGGAGTTTACTAATCGGGATAATTTTAACCCAACAAAGGTACTTATAGTTGTACGTGCCTGGATTATACAACTAAAACCCGCAACAGTATATGTAGACGGCTCTGTCTAAGGTGTGTTTGCGATGCGGAGAATAAATTTCGTGAACACATCCAAAAGAGTGTAGAATAATAATCATGGATAAAACTACAACAACAACGAAACTGAAGAGTCTGTGTGACGATAAACAAAATGTAGGATTTGTTGATTACGATCAAACTCCTATGACTCAGATACCAACAACAGTTGATTCTACGGTATATCAAGATGATGATAATAAAGCTGATCTTGCGTCATTTTTGGCGAGACCAGTTGATGTTTATGATACATCTTGTCCCGTGGGAGTTGTAACTGAAGATATTGGTATCAATATTTGGGAACTCTGGGCTAATAATACCTATGTAAAATCAAAATTGAATAACTTCTATTTGTTTAGAGGAGATTTAATGATTAAGGTAGTTATTAATGGAACACCGTTTCATTTCGGAAGATGGATGGTTTCTTATGAACCATTGGCTACGTACTCGGATCTGGGAACATATCCTGGAGATGGTACTGTGACTTCAAATTCATTCTTACGTAATATAATGGCTTGTTCACAACGCCCACGTATTTTCTTAAACCCGACCGATTCACAAGGTGGTTGCTTATGTGTCCCTTTCTTTTGGCCTAAAAATTTTATCAAGGTCAATAAAAATCAAGATTGGATTGATTTAGGAAAGTTGTCACTATATCAAATAGCACCACTGCAGGCTGTAAATAATAGTACTAAACCAGTACATATTACAGTTTTCTGCTGGGTAGAGAATGCAGAACTTAAAGTCCCTACTGTTTCATTGGCTGCTGCTGAAGGTTGTTATATGAGTAAATGTAAAAATAAAATGACCTTACCCAGAGCTGAAGCTGATGAGATGAAACCCAAAAAGAAAAAGAAGAGAGTTAAAAAGAAGCCACTTCCTCAAACTGATGAATACGATGAGCAAGCTGAAAATGGTGGTGTCATATCAAGACCTGCTGCTGCTGTAGCGAAAGCGGCTGGTGCCTTGAGTGCTATACCTTATATTCAGCCTTATGCAATTGCAACGTCAGTAGCAGCTACTGCTATTGGGAAAATTGCTTCTTTATTTGGCTATTCCAGACCAAATGTCATTAGTCCTCCTTCATTCATGCGTCGAGAACCATATGGTACGCTTGCGTACACTAGTTCTTCTGACGCTGTAATTAAACTGACATTGGACCCTAAACAGCAATTGACTGTTGATCCACGAACTGTTGGTTTGGATGTGGGCGATGAAATGACTTTGAAATATTTAACATCAAAAGAAGGTTTCGCCACATACTTTGATTGGATTCAAGCTGATGTTGCAGGAACTAATAAGTTTTTCTGTAATGTCAATCCCTGTGTGTTGCGTAAAGTATTTTCACCTGGTGTAAATTCTTCTGAAGTGCAAATGACTCCTTTAGGTTATTTTTCTACTCCATTTAGATTTTGGAGTGGTACGATAATCTATCGTTTTGAAGTCATAGCTTCTCAATATCATAAAGGGAGACTCAAGATTGCTTGGGATCCTTATAGTAGAGCTAATGCACAAACAGTTGATAATTTAAATATTTCATATATTAAGATTCTTGATCTTGCTGAAACCAGAAATGTAGAGATAGCGATTTCATGGGGTGTTGATAAACCTTATTTGTTGACAGACCCTAATGGAAATGCTACTATATTTTACACTGATCCGAATGATGCTGCTACAGCTGATGTACCTGATAGTAATTTTTCAAACGGTGTATTCAATGTTCAAGTACTCAATCCTCTTGTTTCTCCACAACCAACAGGTGATTCTTCTATAAGAGTCAATGTTTATGTTAGAGGAGGAGCAGATTTTGAGCTTTATGAACCTGATCATACTGTATTTAATGATCTATCTGTATATGATGCTGCGGAAGCAGACGTGATGATAAAGGATGCAGCTTATCAAGAAGTGACTGAACCGAAAAAACTCGATTTGATTACTGAAGAGTCAGATGTAGGAGACAAGAAGGCATTAGTTTTCTTTGGTGATCCTGTGACATCCTTCAGAAGTTTATTAAAAAGGTACAATTTTCATGGTACTATTTTTGCGTTGACTTCTAATTCTAATAGTAGTGATGTTGATTTAATTCGATATACAGCGCCAAATTTTCCAGCGTATTATGGTTATGATCTTGCTGGACTTTACCATAGTCCAACAGGAAGTCCTGTTAATCCTTTTAATATGACGCTGCTTAATTATGTCACTCCTGCTTTTGCTGGAAGACGTGGTGGTGTTAGATTTAAATATGGAATAGGCGCACAACCAACTACTGGTGCTAAATATTTGATCGCTCGTGCACATAATACATGTAAGATTGGTATTAAAAGTGCTTTTAATAATGCTGGCTTAGCCAATAATGCCAATCCACCTCAAAGTGTGAATTTTATTCCTAATGAAGTTGATGGTGCACATGCTATTATCATGAGAGAAAATCCATTATTGAATGTTGAAATGCCTTTTTATAGTCCATTTCGTTTTCGTTGTGCTCGCAATGCTAATGTTTATACTGGAATTGCCGGAGATTTTACTCAGGACAACAACAATCATAATATAATCATGACTGTTGTAGATAATAACAATTCAGCGTCGCGAACATGTGCTTTTGCACTTGATAGATGGGTAGCTGCTGGCGATGATTACTCTTTGTTTTTCTTCGTCAATGCTCCCCTGTTATATAGGTATAATACTAGATTACCGGGATCTATTCTCCCGCAGTATACTAATATTAATACGCCTGATGACTAAAATAAAATCCTCAGTAGAGAGGTACCCTTGTGGTGTAGCTATCTAACCGATAGTGTTAAGTTTAAAGAATTTTTTTAACTTTATGCACTGCATAGGGGGAATTTTTTAATCTACGAACTTAATACTATTTGG